AGAAAGCAAAACGGTATCTGGGTTGCCGTGAGAATCTTCCAAAAATTGATACAAGGATATATCCCAGTCTTTGAAGTTCAACTTCATCCATTTCGTATCGAACTCGGAATACAAGTTTCCAGTCCCCAAAACCACAAGACTTCTCAAAGTCTCGTTGAATTGGAGCATAAAATTCGACTCGAACAGTTCATCGTGCGTGATTTCGGTGGCGATTGATAGATACCTGCGAACCCTGTCGTTTTCGTTTAGTTCTCTGTCTTTGGCTTTTAATCCGAAGAACAACTGGCCGGAAGGAATAAATGCCGCCGATAGTCCTGAGGCCATATCCTGACTATCGAAAACCGCTGTCGTATTGAATATATTCCTCGATTTATCTGTACCCGCCGCTTGGATGTTGGTTATCTGATTCTCACGGGGGAACATTAAGTCCGCTGTCTCCTGCCAAAGCGAGCGAAAAGTGGCTTGCTTTGCAAGTTCCCTGTCCCTGAGATTTATGATTTCTTTAGCTCGTTTGTCCTCTGCCATTGTATCAACCTAACACAGTTTTCTTGCGAGCCGGCGGCTCAAGCGCTCCGGTAATAATTGTCCTCGCAAAGCCCTTTCGGCGCCTCGCCTTTCTCACCGCAGCCTCGCCCACTTCCTCCATCACTTCTGGTGCTGCGGGAGGAGCGGGAGGCGGTTCGGGAGGCGGTGGTGGCGCCACTTTTTTTGGTTTCGCAAACAATCCGCCCATTTTCAATCTCCTTAAATGTGGGCAACAAAAAAGGCATAACAGGAACAGGCGCCTGCTATGCCTTGATTGTTTCTTAGCGCTTCGGTCTGGCCAGACTTCAGCGAACCCAAATTTCAACTTTTATCGTTTATAACATCTGCATTAGTTCTGTCAAGTATATTATTTATACCCTTGCATAATTATTGTCAGCGACTTTTTGCCTGTTTTTCGCACTGCCTACTCGGCCGACCCTCCAACCGCTTGCCGCAAGAAGAAAATAATTCAACGCCGAGCGATAGTGGTCTCCAACTTTTTTATCACCGGTTTGTCGATATCGAAAAACGACTTGTTTCGTTCGCTTGTTCTTTTCCACGAATTTGGCGCAGTTGCAGCATTGAACGGCGAACTGCTCTATATCAGGAGTTTGTCTCGGCAAAGTAAGTTTGTTATCTGTAATCAATCGGTGTGTGGCGTCAAATATGCTGGTTCGGTGGACTTTCACAATGCCGGTTTTGTCGTTCCAGATGGTCTCCTGAATAAGGGTATCGGAGTATTCGCACAGGCTCATCCTGTAAGATTCCTCTCTTTGAAACTTCCTGACCGTCTCTTCGTATGGCCGCAAGTCAATAACTGCCGATTTGACGTTGAACCTCTTGGCTAAATCGTGAATTTCGCCGAAATTCTCACATCTGGCGACCTTGACAGTCTCGTATCTTTCGTTGTCGATTTTAACGCCTATAACGACGTGTTTGATTTTTCCCACGTCAACACCCATAGCACAGGGGCCGGAATGACTGTTTCCCATTATGTCAGGCCCGCAACAAGCCAGAACAATCGCTCTGCGAAGTTTGTCGCTTTCTGCTGAATATGCCCTACCCAACTGCAATCGATAAACGTCCGCCAGATTGTCGTTCGGTGGGTTCTCGAAATCCCTCAAAACATCGGCAGGGTCGGTAAATATATTCGTGAGCCGACTCAAATGGTATCCGTGCATGTAATCGCTGTTTTCCGGGGCATCCGGCCTCCATTCCCCAGTTCCTTCACCAGCCCAAATAGGAACCTCTTTGCCGCATTTGTTACAACCGATATAACCTCCCATTATTCGTGCCGTCTGACCAACCCCATAAACTCCAGGCGTCGTGTGCGTTCGGAGTTTAACACATTCAGGAAAACTTTTCTCTGCGCAAGTCCATTCGCCGCAACTACATCTTCTCCACCAATATCTCTGGTCGGACTGCTTGAAAATGACGTCTATGCCGTAGTCCTCGTGGCTGGGGTTGCCCAGATAGACCTCTTCCTGCACGGGGCTGTGGTACATACGGCCCTTGAATTTCTCTATTACGGCGCTGTCCATAAAGTCGATTTCGTCGAAAACCACCCTGTCAATCGTGAACCCAGCCGTTTTGCTCGAAGTGTCCTCGTCCGTTTCACCGATTTTCTGACTCAACCTGCCACCCCGCAGGTACAGAAAGGCATCCCTTATCTTTTTCAGCGAGGCTGTGTCGGTGTCCCGAACGTGCCGACCGATTAAATTCTTGTTTCTCGAAATCAGGGGTTTGAAGAAGAATTTGCTGAACTCGCCGACCTCATCCTGCGTTGGGAAGACGTGGGCGACGCCGTTGGTGTATTTCCCGCTGAGCATGCCCTGTATATCTTTTAGCCCCTCCAGCGTCGTGGCCCCGAATGACTGCGCCGCCTTCAGGTAGCAGAGTCGCTTACCCTTGTATTCCATCGGCTCTTCCTGGTATTCATGGTCTTTGAGAGAAAAAATACCAGTCGGGAGCCTGACTTCATTGAGGCAAGCCCAGTAACAGGCACTGACGGAAGCTATGTCTTTGGGGGTCAAATCAGTCATTATCCTGTGTAAGTCTCCTGCTCGTGCTGCCAGTAACAAAACCAACCCCTCTCCCAATGCAATCCTTTTTGGACAAGCTCATAAAAACGCTTCCGACCAGCAACCTTTTTTTCACGCAGGCGGCGGCAAGACCTCTGAACCAGTGTTTCACTCATTTAAGACTCCTTAATCTGGGTTTTAACCACAAGCATTCGCCCAAAAACGCTCATACCACCTACGATGACGATAATCCTTGCAGCTGCCGCTCCTGTTTCTGTCCTTATTCTTTTCATAGGTAATACTGTGGCCAATGGCGTTTGGTATATCAGAGACTACTTTTGCCTTCTTGCAATTATAATATACGCCACCCCAACCATCACTCCCCGACCTTATGAAAGCACAATCACCACAAAACACTCTGTCCATTTAAGACCCCTTTGCTGTTTTGCTGTTTACCTCATCTATTCTCGCCGATACTTCGCCAAGAAGCTCCTGTATGGTGGCACAACCAAGATTAACCTCGCAAGGCATCTTTAAGATTTCCTCTGTGATTGCCATTGCCAAGTCAGTATCCATAACCTTGCCAGAATTTGCCTCACTGCCCCAACCCCTCGCTACTGCTTGCATTATTTCCTCTTTCTTCATTTTAAGACTCCTTAAAATCTGGCAATTCTGGCATAGGAGGAGCCTTTGGCAGTTTAAGTCTCACGCAAGGCCCACCCATAATGCCTATGCAAATCCAAATACCAATCATAATCACGCTAAAAACCACGTAAACTACACACATCCAAAAACTAAAAAGTGCGGGTATTACTATGTCCATTTAAGACTCCTTCTGTCCAGAACCTTCAAATCCTATAAAAATTTGAGAGAGCATAGGTATTCCCAAGCCACCGCCCCCTTGGGGGGTTATGGCCTTTTTTGCCTCATTCTGTTGGCAGTGCATACACTGGCAGTCCGGCTGGCTGTAGCAGGCCGGCCTGACAGTCCTTGACTTGTATGTGATACCTTTTGTGTTCTTATCCATAATCCCTGCTCACTGGTCAGCCCTGGCGCAAATAAATTGCTAATGAATCATACCCTTTATTGATAAATTTCCCATTTAATATTAAGCTTTCCCAATATATTTCACGTCTATCATTTGGTACTCTAACATCTCTTTCGCAATATGAACGAATATCACCAAAAGTTGCCCAAAAGCATTTATCGTGTGGATATTTATTGCAAAGAATATAAACATCTTGTTGAGAAAATTTATCATCATTCACTTTGCGGTCAAGAAAACTCCATCTATACCATCTTGCAGGCGGATTTGGGAACTCGCTAAAATCATCATTGATTTTCTGTTCAACTTCAATATGACATAAAATTTCCTCTTCTTCTTGCGGTCTCATTGTGATAAAATTAAATGACCAAACATTCAAATCGGGCGCATATTTATCTTTGGCTCGTCTTACTAATTGCCCATTTTTACCTTCACTTATTCCTATTAGCTCTTTGTTTATAAGCGCTTCGACGATAAACTCCGACCTATGTTCATAAGTAACAGTATTATCAAAATATCCTTTATTTTGGTACATTTATATCAAATCCTATGCCTCGCCGTTTAAGTTTTATGCACATATTAAGAACCGTTCCTGTTCCACAAAAGGGGTCTAATACTATATCGCCTTTGTTTGTAAAAACATCAAAGAGAGGTCTTAGTTCTTCCTCCGACTGCTGCCATTCATCTGCATCTTTTGCCCGACCGGAACCCTTGATAATATCAATGAAATAATCATCAATAATTTTGAATGGCGGTTTTTGAAAGACAAGTATCGGTTTGTATCCAGCGTTAATATGTCTGCCTTGAACTCCTGCTATTACTCCAGAATGAAGTAAAATCATTTGCCAATAATAAATAAGATGTGCAGACAATTCTGATATAACCTCAGGCAAATGCAAGGCGCCTGAATATGCAACGCAAAACCCACTCGGTTTGAGAACTCTGACGGCGATTTCCGATAAATCCGCCCAACATTGCAAAAACTCCTTGGGATATGGCGGGTCGGTTATAATGCAATCAATAGAACCATCTGCAATTTGGTCGGCGCTTAACTTTAGGGCATCTCCATATTTAAGGGTAATATTAGCTTGAGATTCGAGAATTTTTAATCGTTTAGCACGCTCTACGTTTTCTTTGGGTTTCTTAATTTCTTTTCTAAGCCGTGCAACAGTCCATTTGTGGTCTTTTGCCTGACTAAGATATTCTTCTTGTTTTTTTTCTGATAAAGGCGCAACTAATGTGTGATGTTCAAATGTTAAAGTGTCAAGTCGCCGTGATACTTTCACTAAGTTGTATATTGAACCGTAGTTACGAAGGGTCGCTTCAGAATATCCAATCAACTTTGCAAATTCTTTGGCATCATTTGACCACTTTTTGTGACCATTGTTCCACCACCATCCTAAATACCATTGCACACACTTTTCCGCCAACTTTAATTTTAGGCCAAATTCCTGCCATTCCTCAAAAGATATATTGCCAGTGCAAGTTACAATAGTATCCTGTGCGACAATATGTTCAGTTCTGATAACCTCGACCTTTTGTATTTCCTTCATAGGCATATCCTACCTAAATTGACACCCTAAAACCAATATATATTGCTTGGGGTATAATAAAAATCCAGGCCCCCGCCCTTTGGGGGGTTTCGATGTTTCTGGGATGATTTATGCCTTTTCCTCATTGTTTTCGCAGCCTGGGGCATCCTCGTGCGTTGTAGGAGTATTGTGTAGGTGGTTTAATGTATCCTTAATCCCGTCAATACAGCGTTTATTGAAGCACCATTGCCTTATACTACGAACAAGATAACCAGCCGCAAACCCACACAACAAGAATACTACTGAATGAAACATAATATTTATTATGGGACTAAGAATATGTAAGTGCTTATCCTGCAATCTTTTGCAACAATAACATTACACAACAAGACATTACTACCACCGCTAAACACAATACAACCAGCATTATTACAGGGATTATCTTGTTCATTATAAAATCTATCATATCATCCCACCTTAAACTCCTGTAACCTTATGCTGGCTATTCGCTCGGCCTCCAGCTTCTCCCGTTCGTCAAGCTCGCGCTGGCGCTGTGTGTCAGTGGTGTTAAGGTTTTCAGTGAAAATACCAGCTATCTTACACAATTGGTCGTTTCCTTGTGCAAAAGCGGTTGACCTATTGTTTTCCTTGCCATATTTTATCAACCAACGAGCGTTGTCGATACATTCTTGGCGTGTAATATCGGCTATTTCCACCAATTCTGCTTGCTTTTGCGCAATTACAGCTTTGATTTTAGGTTTTTTCAGGTTCTCATCTCCCATTTGCCCTAAAGTGTTAGAATTACCTTTATACCCCGCTTTTCTTGCGGCATCAGTAGCGTTAAAGAAACTATCTCCAGTGTAATGTTCAATGAAGGCTATTTGTTTACCTGTTAGTTTTGTTTCTTTATCTTTCATTTAATGCTCTTTTACCCATTTTTCCACTAAATCAGGACGTTTTTCAAAAGCTTTTCGGAAACATACATCGCTTGTGTCTGCTATTGCGGAGGCAAACGCTGTTTCAATTCCCACTTCCGGCAATCGGAGCTTGAACAACATCTGAAACGCTGCTACCTGTAAACGGTTGAGTTTATTCTTTCTTTGAAGCTCTTCATATTTCGCTCTTTGTTTGTCGTTCATATTCTTGCCAGCTCCTCTTGAAAGCCTATTTTACACACTTTGAAAAGTTTGTCAAGCGAAACATTGTTAGGATTATTAGGTTTCGCCTTACCACTTTGTATAAATTATACTGGTTGCAAGGTTTACGTCAAGAACTTTTCTTTATTTTTCTCAAAAATTCTTTTTTTCTTGGATTTTCGCTTTGCGTTTGCCGATAGATGTGTTATACTTTTAATGTAACAAGGAGGACAAATCAAGCCAAAAAGGATTTATTCTTTTACAAGTAAATAGAGTAAAGCAGAAAGGAGAGCAGAATTATGACTAAATCATCAATTACAATCGGTGAAAGTTTTTGTTTAGGCATTACTCTCGGTTATGCGTATCGCTGTTTGAAAAATGACCGATTACAGAACCGACCCCAACGACTATTTTTCAAAAGTTCTGTAAGTGATGAAGAAAATCCTATTTATGCAACTTATGATGAAGCATTTGGCCAGCTTGACAGTTATCAACAAAGAGGTTTTGAGTGCGTGCCAACGTGCAATAACACAGACGAAAAAGGACGGTGTTTAGGACACAAGACACAATAACCAAAATAGCTTTACTCTATTGCCCCGCAATAGCAGCGTAGCCGTGCAAGCCGGCGGGCGGGGCTTTGAGGCAAGACAGAGCTGGACTTTTCGCTCTCCTCCTTGCCACTCTGTCTTGTCTCTATTATAAAAGGGAGAATAAAATGACTTATGACGAAATAGACAATTTGATTGAAATGATTTTGTTTGAGGACACTATCTGGGTCCGATTGATGTTGTTGGATTTGGAGCGGGACGGGATTATTAGCAAAGAGGAACGCCTTAATTTTGTTTTGTCATTGCAAGGCGATTGAAAAAGTAAAATGCTAAAACTGATTTTGTTGATTATTCTGTTGATAACTTTATTGTTGGCCGTTTGGCTGGGAGGATATAATGTTGAATTTAATTTCCAGATTTGCCCGTATTGAGCGAGAAGTATTGATATTGGCAATCTTGAGTTATTTGTGGGTTTTGTGCTGATAATCCAGGTAGCAGGTTCCTTGGGTTGGGCCTGGCTGGCTGCTGATTTTAAGGAAAATTTGAAGGAACAAATTACTATTGCGGTGAAAACATAGTCAGCCAAGCCTTTATTAGTATATAGGTAAAAGTTTATGTGGATTTGGCGGTATTGTTGGCTGAAAATCAAGGTTTGGTGGAACTTTCTATAAATCGGTAACAACAGGAGTTTTCTCCCCTCTATTGCTGTCGGTGCAGGTAGGGATACCTGCATCGGCGGTATTTTTAAGGGCGAGGGCCTTTCTTTTGGAAGACAGGTGATTTATTATGTTGAAAAGATTGATTATGCTGATTTTTGTGTTGATTTGTAATGTTGTTAATGCCTATGACTATAGCGGCATTGATATTGTCAACGTTGTCGAGGACTTCCCTGGCAACCACTATGGCCGCTCGTCAATATGCTACGACGGCGGGCGGCCTTTTATCAGAAAGGATAGGTGTAACGATGGATATGGCATACGAAATTTCTCGCTTGCGAGGAAGATGTGGCAACACACGAACATTCTGCAATTTGACAGGGATAAAACCTGTTGCCTTACGGCGCATCTTCCAACGTAAATACCAACAGGTTAAATGCAACCGATGCCAACACAAATTTGAATCTGCCCTTTGTCCAGCAGATATTATCTGTGCAAAATGCGGCAGTAATAAAAGTTTGTCCATAAGATAACCCCCCTGCCCCGCCAGAGCAATAGGAAGGAATGGTGTAAAGATGGATAATATCAGAGAAGAATATTTAGCCGTTAGCGCAACAGCAGGTGCAGACATTGACAACTGCATCGACGATGCAATCGTCCTTGCACTACAGCAAGGCGTTAAGGTCGTTTTGGTCCACAACGAAAAGAAATATACAATAGAGCCGAATAAAATAAGAAATAGCGTAAGAAATATGGATTATAACAGCTCACAATTAACTTAACAATGAAGCTGGACGTGGGCGGGGATGGTATAATAGGAATATATTATGAAAAATCCCGAAGGTTGGTATAGATTTTCGCATATTGATTGTGAGCTTTTCAGTTTAGGCATTAGTGACAGAGGCCCAAGCAATATGCGACCGTACAGCGAACAATTATACTGTAAAAGAAAAGACAGGCAAGGCAAAGACAGGCCCCGATGGGAAGGTGATAAGTATTTTGAATTGTTGCATTGCCATTGGAGCGTATGCCCCAAATTAAAAGAGCAACGCAAAGCAGTAGGCAAAGACGGTATTATAGTATTGCCTGATTGAGAATTTAGTAATGGATAATTCTGTCCAGAATTTGGCACTTCAAGTTTGGCTTAATTCCTTTGCTATTAAGGCAGCGTCAATAAAATGTATAGGGCGGCCACGATTAACAAAGAATAAATTTCTCGCACCGATAATTGCTCTATCTCCACCGCTCAATCCATCCGCAAGGCCGATAAGTTTCCCAACTCGTTCATCTGAATAAACAGCGACCAGTTCTTTTGCTTGCCCCCAAGTGTTTAACTCTACTGCCTCATCCCTCAGTCGAAACGCAAGGTCGGCAAGGTCTCGGTCGTTTGAAGTGTCTTTCCCTATGTGAGTAAAAAGCCATAGTCGTTGTTGGCTATCCGACATATCCAGCACAGCCAGAAGTTCTTGTATCTTTTTAGTCATTGGCCTGCCCTCTGTTTACCCCACCAAGTTAAACTACTGCCCTGTTCGATAAAACACTTGCATTCGGCCAACCGCCATTCGTGCTTCTTGCATTTTTGCCACCACCATTGAGCTTCGGCTACGCTTTGGGGGCATCTTGTCGTTGCGCAACCAGCCAAAAGCAATATCAAAATTATGGTTAAGTGTTTCATTTCAGGTTTCCTTGTTCTTTATCGTAACCATCCCAACGTATCCAGAGCGTGTAATACGATATTATCTTAAATATCCAATAAGCTTTATTGTAACGAATTTTACTACGCCACCACCAAATACGAAATCGTGGCGTTCCTGTATCTTTCCATATCTCTATTTCAAGTCTGCCTACTTTTATTTTCAGTCTCCTTTCTTCTTGAAAAGCCCTTTGAAAAACTCTACTATGAAATCCCACGGCACCCAAAACGGCCCCTTAATCAAGTCCCGCAATCTAAAATCAGGAAATCCAGTCATTTTATTTCTCTTTTATCTCGCTTGCCTTTCGGGGCTTCATCAGCCGCCCTTTGTATTCTGCCAAGTCTTGTAGTGTGGGCAATCTTAAATCCCAAACAATTCGCCAGATTTTATTCAAGAGCACAATCATCTCTTCGTGTGATTTAGTGTCGGGAGTCTGTCCTAAATTTGAACTTTTCCATATTTTGCATAATGCGCCTTTCAGCCGCTTGTTCTCCTCTTTAAGTGCTGCATCTGCGTTACTCCTGCCTTCATCATATTCAGAAGTTGATTGCCTTTTCTGAATGTAGGTCTCAAGCCCCCTAATATGGCAAACAAGAGCCGTTACATCGCCTTCGTGTTGCCATTTCTCTATTTGTAGTTCTGGGGCCTCTGCTGGCTTCTCAAGCTCGGCGAGGGCTTGGAGTGTGTCCTGCATATCATCCATAGCTTTTTGGTTTGGACAACAGATTATGATTTTGGGTTTTTCTTCACAGGCTAAAGGCGTCAATAAACTGCTATCAGCCAAAAATACATCATAACCTAATAACTTTTCTTTAGCTTCTTGCTTACTCATCTTTCACCTGTCTTTTTTTGATATATTTTTGGCCATTCATAAGCAAAAGTATTACAACGGGGGCAAGCAGCAGCAGCAACAACATCGTATTTCCAGCTTCTACTCCACCTGAAATTCTTAAATTTATGGTTGCATTGTGGGCAAGTGTGAGTTCTTCTTCGTCTTATTCCTCTATTGCGATACATTATTTTTCACCTCATCTCAAATACGTTTAATTCTCGCCAATAAACCATATCTCTTACAAAACAACCCCACCCTCTTACAATTTCATCAGCCCAATAAAGCTTCCTTTCAATAACCCGAACATCGCCCCGTTGAACTCCGTTCTCATAACTGAGAAAGGGGAAATTGCTGGCGTTGGTTTTTTCATATTTCATCTTTCACCTGCTTTCGGAAACTGATTACCCAAACGTAAGGATTCACGTTCCAACCGAAGCCACGCTCGGTGTTGAGGGAGTCCCAAAGAAACCGAAACCAACGCTTCGCTTTATGTCCCGTGTTCATCATTGGGTATAATTCTTGGTCTCTTGGCCATCCTTCTTTTTGAGCATTTTCTCCGCTTATTTCCTGCACCCTCTCCACCCTTATCCCTGTTATCTCAAGCCAGATGCGGGCAGCCCATTTGGCTGAAGATGTCCATTTGCTTTCGCCCTTCCACCAACAGCTTTGTTGGGGCAATTCCTGCATATACGACAAGTCTATTGCTGTTTTTTTGCCATCCCCGTATTCGACAAAGGCA